CGGATGCGAATCGGTTACCCATTACATACTCCCACCGATAAACATCTGACGGGGTACAAATCTAACAGCAGCTTTCTCGCGGTCTTCGCCAGCAGCCAGATCAAACTGCTCGTTGTATGCAGCTTTGAGCATATCAAGGCGAGGCATTAACTCAGGCACTTTCATGGCAATGTGATATGCCAGACCAGCAACAAGGCAAGGCAGGAAGCGAAAGTTCATGTCTGCTGTCTCAACACCAGCGCCAGCATCTTGCACTCTGCGCAGTCTCCAATACACAAACTGGTAAGGAGTAGAGTTGTCAGGCGTAGGCCAGACAGTTACAGCAGGAAGCTGGGGCACATACACCGCAGTATTAATCACATGAGAAGCTGCGGTCGTATTGTTCTGGCCACGGAACACACCGCCTAGGGTATTCCCTGTGACGTATGTGTAATAGATGTCTTCATTGTCTAGGCGTATAAACCCAGCATTGGCTAACCCAACCACCGTGTTAAGCGTGATCGTGGTGTCTGTAGAGTTGATGGCTGAAGCAAGCGTAGAGCTTGTAGGATTGACTTCACCAGACAAGCGCTGGACCCAGACTTGGATTGGACGCGCCTGCTGTAGCTTGTTTGGGATGGTCGCATAAGTAGAAACACTAATACGTGTGATGGTGAGATCAGCCTGTGTAGACGCAGTGTTTGACCCAGTACGGATGACCTGCTCTAGCAGATCAATGGTGTCTGTAGGTAATGCGTATGTAGCCAAACCGGGAGTCAGGTTAATGATACCCTGCTCCATGGTCCACATGTTGATGCCACGGTTCTGCCACTCAATGGTCATTAGGTTCATTGACCTGCGTGCTGTACGCAAGTCATAACCTGAACGCATCTCCCGGCCCGCACGCTCCCATGCTTCCTCGGCAATTTCCGTGAAGTCAAGATTAAAGAGGGTTGAGCCGGTAGTGGTCATCTAAATCCTGCCGTTTTCTTTGCTATTGCTTTGGGTTGAGCTACAAACTGTTTACCAGACGCCTTGCCAGCACGTTTGGCCTTGGTTGTAGCCGCATACTCTTGGGGGGACAAAGACTTAATTGCTGCTTCAGGCAAATATCGCTCACCCGTCTTGCTTGACGGTTTACCAGACTTAGTGCGCCATTTCTGGTCACCCCAATCCTTGAGTGATTTCTGAGGAGCTTTCAATCTCTGTACCCTCCGCCAGCTTCTTTGTATTTCTTAGCAACAAGTTGCGCTTTACGGGCAGACCATTGGCCTGCGCCTGTGCCGTGAGTTGCCGCAGCTTTAACCTGAGACACAATTCGTTTACGCAGGCCGGGTTTGGTGTAGTTACCAGCAGCGTTGACCTTACCGCCTTCAGCATACTGCGTGAAATCGGTATTGTCCCTACGTGCCTTGCGTACACCTTTGGGTATTTTGCTTGGTAGCATTGCTCCCATACCACGGCTGGCAATCATACAAATTTGCCTCGTGTTTTGCCTTTTGTAGCACAACCATCTGCACGGCTAGATGCAGAAGAAACTTTGCCGCCGCTTTTGTAACCCATGTCGCTAATCTTCTTGCGATCACGTGCATCTTTAGCATCACGCTTGGCTTCTTCGATTGCATCGAAGTTAGCAGGCTTTTGAACGCCTCGCATCTCACGCTTCATGCCAGCATCTGCTTCACGGGCGGCTTTGGCTCCCATTTCTTTACGAGCAGCAGCTTCTGTACCCAAATCGCCACGGACGGCACGGACAGCATTAGATATGGCTTGACCGGGGCCAGAATATGTACCCGCCGACATATCGTACTTATCTAAACCTTTGGCACGAGCACTAGCCGCCATGGGTGAATCACCAGAAACCTCATCATCCTCACTTGTTAAGCCAAGTGTGCGGATGCGGTTTTTAACTGCGTTGAGAGTTCCCATGTTTTTTCCTTAGCAAATCTTGCAACGGGTTTTGCCTTTGGTGGCAATACCATCAGCACGTCTAGACGCAGATGAAACCATGCCGCCAGAGGCATACTTCATGACTTTGCCGCCACGTTTGTAACCAATTGCGCCACCGCTGGTATCTGACTCATCCAATGACTTCTTGGGCTTTTTAACAAAGTCAGACTTCATCAACTTATCGCGGGCTTCGTCAGCTCTTGCATCTTCTCTAGCCTTACCAGTCAAGCTGCGATATGACGTAGATTTAGGAACTACATCCGTTACATCTGATGTTTTGGTGGCTTTACGAGGACCTTCAAGCAACTTGCGAGGCCCTTCAAGAAGTTTTTTAGAAGCATTAGTGCCAATTTCTTTAAGGTATGGCGAGGCTTTTTCTGCAACTTCTTTTGCACCTTTGGCCATTCTGCCAAACTTGCTTCTTGCCAACAAAGCTGCAGCAGCCGCTCCAGCGCCGCCAATCAAAGCGGTTGGATCTTCTGCCAAAGCAGATTTGGCTTTTTCTTTCATGCCTTGAACATCCATCTTTTCTGCGGTAGATGGCTTCTTATTTTTCTTAGCAGCATAGTCAGCCAACTCTTCGGCAGTTGGGCCGCGCTGATTGCCTGTGCCAACAGGCTTGGTGCGGTCGATCAATCTAGGCACTGAGAAAGATTCAGGCGTTAATTTGGGAGCGGCAGGCTTAGATGCTGGCACTGTCGGCTTGCTTGCTGCTGGGCGTGTTGGCTTAACTGTTTCGCCAGAGCTGCGGCCTTCACTAGGACCATAGTCTGAATACATGTCGTCAGACAAAGGGCGGGCAGATGGAGCTGGCGCAGCCGGGGCAGAAGGAGCGCGTTGCGCGGCACGCATAGCCTCACCCTCATCTTCCATGGTTTTGGCATATGCACGGCCAGCGCCGAAGCGGTTGTACGCCTCTGAACCGGGCTGATCAATGTTGCCCATACGAAGACGCTCAAAAAAGCCTACTGGCGCTTCTTTGTTGGAGATTTCTAAACCACGCTTTTTGGCGTCAGAATCATCAACGCTGCCGCCTTCGTCGTAGCGTTTAAACTTTGTTGGTTTTTTGGTTGCCATTTTTAGCTCCTTAGCACTTTCCGCCATTTTTCATGACAATCATCTTGCCTTTGGTTTTACCCTTAGACTCGATACCGCCACCTTTAGACAACTTGGTCATGGTTGAACCTTTGTGCAAACGACCTTCGTGTTTGTTCACGGCCTTCTGCATCATCTTCTTGTCCATCTTTACGTCTTCGTGTTTCATGTCGCCACCTTTAGAAAATTTACGGCCTTTGTCAGCCGCCGAAAAATCTTTTCCCACAGAGGTGGGAACGCCTGCTTTCTTAGCAAAAGATGGGTTATTAGCCACCGCCGCCATGAAATTGTGTTGAGCTTTACTCTTGCTTGGCATTAGATCATCTTTCCACGAGTTTTACCACGCTGAGCAATACCATCGCCACGGCGTGAAGCTGTACTCATTTTAGGTTTAGATGATGATTTTGTCTTGGCTTTCACTTTGCCGCCACGCTTCATACCAGATTGCTCATAATCGCCTTCGTACTCCATATCTTCAATTGAAGGCATACTACCAATGTCTCCTGCTGGGGATGGTGAGCGGTCTTCAACGGGAATTTCATTGCGGCCAAAAAATGTTTGCTTGCCGTAATCTTTAGCTACGTCCTTAACAACGTTTTTAGCAAACCCAACAGGGTTAGTGGCAAGGGCTAATGAATCTTTGGGAAGACCAACAGCATTCTCAAATTTAGACGTTGCGTAGTTTTTTATTTGGTTGCCAAGGTAACCTTTAGCAAGAGCAGGGATGAATGCAGCCATGATTAGTTATCCTTTTTGAATAAGCTGGTCAATTTTTGCTTCAAGTTTGTTAAAGCGCTGGTCAATGTGGTTTGTAATGCGGTCAACTTCTGCTTGAGTAACGTTATCACGGGCAACCTCCTCGCGTGTTTTGTTCAACAGGATCGTGACACGAGCCAGTTCCCTGAACTTTTCGTTCATCATGTAGCCAAGCAATCCAATCACTAACGATAGGATTGCTGACCATGCGGTGTTTAAATCTAACATTTTGCACCTTCTTTGTATTTATCCCAAGCAGGATGATCTGCCGAGGCATACAAATATTGAGCCGCAAATTCAAGCAACATAGGGTCATCTCTAAAATGTCCTAATCCACGGTTGCAATGATTGCACAATAAGCCGCGCACTTTGCCTGTTTGATGGTCATGATCTACTACCAACTTGTCTTCTAAACCACAGATAACACATTGTGTGACTGTAGCTTTTAAATCAGCTAATGCCTCATCGGTAATAGCGTTACGGTACGCACCACGGCAATTAGCATTCCGGTATTCAGAACGGCAAGCTCGACACCAGCTATCTAAACCGTTTTGTTTTTTATTGTGCAAAGGAAAATACTCAGCCGTAGCCGGTTTATCCGTCTTGCATTTAGTACAACTCAACAGTTCCATGCTCTTAATGCCTTATTTATGCGTGAGTCTGGATCTCTCGCCACCTCTGCGCTGGTGTTCTTCTTTTTGTGACCACTCATCCTTGCACAGAAGGAGTCGCGCCGTGAGCCGCCTTCCGGCTGGGGAGGTTTCAAGTTCATGCCTTGCGCTTTCGCGGAGGCCCGACCCTTGGCGTTCAAGCCGCCCTTCTCGGACTTGCCTTCTTTCCTCTGCCATGCTGGTGACTTAGCCATAGAACACCGTGATTTTTGCCGCATTAGGTGCCGTACCGGGCACCGTAACGTGGATATTGGTATTGAACAAAATACCTTCGCCGGGGATCACCAAGCCAATCGGTTGTGTACCGGTTCCAACATTAAAACGTAACCGAATTGGCCCACCGGACCCGCCGTCACGAAAAATAATGTCTCCGGCTGTACCGCCAGAAATACATTGATAACCTTTAAGGCGAGTGCGCTCACCAACAATTGTGCCTGTATCTTCAATGTGCGCCGCTCTTACATCATATTGCAT